TGCCGCAGGTGATTGTATGGCTATCATTTGCGATGATCCTGATACAGTGTTTAAAGTGGTGATGTGTTCTGCAACCACAGTGATTGCCTCTGCTTCTACCGCCATGATTGGTCAAAACTTTGGTTTAATTCAGAATGCAGGTAACGTTAACACAGGTAATTCTGCTGTTGCCGCTCTGTATGCTGCTTCTACAACTGGTGCTGACTTGGCTTTGCGTGTAGTTGGTTTGGTTGAAGAGACTGCAATTGTTACCAATGCAACTGGTTCGTCTTCTTCAACTACCATTACATTAACTGGTTCTGGCTTGCCCAGCGCGCTAGTTGTTGGTACTGATGTGGCTTACTTGGCTTCTAATGGTCAATTGATTCAAACTGGTTCGTTTGTGTCCGTAGCTGCAAATGCTGCTGCAACAACAGTAACCATCAATGCTGCGATTGCAGTTCCCGGCAGTGTGACCGCTATTCCTAGCGCGTCCACTATTGTTTTCACCCAGTATCCAGAAATGAAAGTCAAATTAAACTTTGGCACTCATTCCTACTACACTGCCACTGCGGTCTAAGGAGCTAAATCATGGCTATTTCACGCGCACAACTACTTAAAGAACTTCTCCCCGGCCTGAACGCTTTGTTCGGTTTGGAGTACGCAAAATACGGTGAAGAACATAAAGAAATTTATGAGACTGAAACCTCTGAGCGTTCTTTTGAAGAAGAGACAAAACTGTCTGGTTTCTCTGCTGCACCAGTCAAAAACGAGGGTTCCGCCATCGCTTATGACAATGCACAGGAAGCATGGACTGCTCGATACAACCACGAAACCATTGCTTTGGGCTTCAGCTTGACTGAAGAGGCTATCGAAGATAACTTGTATGACTCACTGTCTGCTCGTTACACGAAGGCTTTGGCCCGCGCTATGGCTTACACCAAGCAAGTTAAAGCTGCTGCTGTTCTAAACAACGGCTTCAGCAATGCTTACGCTGGTGGTGACGGTGTTGCTTTGTTCTCCAGCGCACACCCCTTGGTCTCTGGTGGTACTAATAGTAACGTTCCATCTACCCCTGCTGACTTGAATGAAACATCGTTGGAAAACGCTGTGATTCAGATTAGCTTGTGGACAGACGAGCGTGGCTTGTTGATCGCTGCTAAACCTAGCAAATTGGTGGTTCCACCTGCATTACAGTTCACAGCAACTCGTTTGCTTGAGACTGAGTTGCGCGTGTCTACTGCTGACAACGATATCAACGCATTGAAGAACAATGGTTCTATCCCCGGTGGATATACCATTAACCACTTCTTGACTGATACCAATGCTTGGTTCTTGTGCACAGACGTGCCTAACGGTATGAAGCACTTTGTGCGTTCGCCTTTGGCTCAATCAATGGACGGCGACTTCGACACAGGTAACGTTCGTTACAAGTCTCGTGAGCGTTACAGCTTTGGCTGGTCTGACCCATTGGGCATGTTTGGCTCTGCTGGCGCCTAATAAAACAGCCTCACAAGGGCTATTTGGGGCCACCTTCGGGTGGCCTTTTTCTTGTCACAAAGTTAAACTACGATGGATTTGCAGCTGCTGTGGCTGCATAAATACAGGGGCACATCATGAAATTTGAAATGGAATTTGGTTACTTTGGTAACAATAAACTGTCTATTGAGACTAACGACTTTGACATGATTCAGATTTTCCAAAAGTTTGTGGAATTTCAAGAAAACTACGGCTGGGCTGTTGAGTACGTAGCCGCACCCGACGACGAAGAGTTTGAAGATGAAGATGAAGACGATACAGAAGAAGAGTTAGATGGCGCTGAAGTTGAAGCCGCCGCAGAAGCCTCTGACAATAAGTAATATCACCCGTGATACTAAGGGGCTTCGGCCCCTTTTTTCTTTTTTGCTTTTTTAGCAATACGCTCGTCGTGGTGATGTATGCGGTGGCAGTTGGCGCATAGCACAACGCACTTTTTGACTTCTTCCATAGCCCGCTTAAAGGCGCGATATTTAATTAGTTTGTTGACTGAGGCTTCTTTGGTATTGCTGTCTATGTGGTGAAAATCCAATGTAGCTGGGTGGTTTTGCCCGCACTTAACGCAAGACAATGTAGCTTTAAAGCTACGCCACTGCTCTTTATATTTTTTAACAGATGCTTTAGTTGTAGCTAGTACTTTAGCTTTATTATTTTGGTAGTACGTATTTGCGTACGTTTTTTGTTTAGTTTTCTTAACAGTTTTGTCTTTATACGGCATGGTTAATTTTGTACTTCCAGTACAGCGCCGTTTTTAAACCCCAAGGTTGGGATGGCTCAAACATTTTAAAACCTGTAGTTATCAAGCTATTAGCAGACGCGGGGTTCTCGTTTGTGTCGGTAATGACCCAATTCATGCCTAGTGATTTGGCCTTGCGAATACGCGCTTTAATAAGCTTTTTCTGAAGCCCGCGTCCACGATGAGCGAGTACAACACCTGCCCGACAAAGATACATGGTATCAGACCAACGAGCAGAGGGAACAACACCAGCGAACCCAACAGCTTCACCATCATGTGTGTAAGCGACATACCAGTATTCCTTGTCTGTAATTTTGTACACCACATCTGCGGGGAGACACGCTTTTTGAAGCAACGTCAACAGTTGCACCACTTCTGGTTGGCGAGTATCAACAGGGACAACGCGGTATTTCATGACTACATAATGCCTAAGAATTGTGACAAGAAAAATAATTGTTGCATGCTTAAAAATACCGTGTTATAAATACGCATCCCGGGCTTATCCGGTGCATTAGACAGTCCCGGCTGACGACATACAGACTGATGCACTTAACTTGTATGTAAGGAAAAATCATGGCAAATACCACGTTTAGCGGCCCAGTACGTTCGCAAAATGGATTTCAATCCATTTCTATTGACGCAACTACCGGTGCAGTTACTACAACTGCTACCCTTGGCGTTACTACCAGCGTGACCAATTTGACTACTTCAAATTTGGTTTACAGAAATGAAAACCATTCTTCAACCGCCGCAATTAACGCAACGGCCACAGCCACCGCAGCACAAGTTGCAACAGGCTATATCACTTCTACTTCTGCCGCAGCAACAACCATCACTTTGCCTACTGGCACGTTGCTTGGCGCAGCTTTGGGCGCATCCGCTGGTACTATTCTTGATCTGTATATTGACAATACAGCAGGCGCGTCAACTGTGACTATCGCTGTGGCTACAAATGGTATTTTGTCTACCGCCGCCGCTGACACTGCTGGCAGTTTTGGTGACCTGACTATTGCTGCTGGCGCAACCGGTATTGGTCGCTTTACCATCATGTTCTCTAGCGCAACAGCTTACGTGTTTACTCGTACAGCCTAATCAACCCAAGGGGCTTCGGCCCCGTTTTTAAAGGAGATTAGTTATGCAACAGACAGACGTAAGAGCAGTGCATGTAGAAACAACGGGAACTGTAGTTTCAAACCGTACACGCCTTAAAGCATACCACTGTATTTCTGGTGGAACAGCAGGTGACGTTATTTACCGTGATGGCGGTTCTAGTGGCACTATTCGTTTGCAATTTAATATTGGAACCGGAACGCAACCGATTACTTTATTGATTCCCGGAGAAGGTATTTTGTTTACAACAGATATACACGTAACAATACCCGCTTCTGCAAAAGTGACAACGTTTTATGGCTAAGTCAGCAGCATGGCAGAGGAAAGAAGGCAAGTCCGAGAAGGGCGGCTTGAACGCCAAAGGCCGAGCCTCGTACAACGCAGCCAACCCCGGCAAACCCGGATTGAAGCGTCCCCAGCCAGAAGGCGGTTCCCGGCGCGACTCTTTCTGTGCGAGGATGAGTGGCATGAAAAAAAAGCTAACCAGCGCGAAGACGGCAAACGATCCGGATTCACGCATCAATAAGTCCTTGCGGGCTTGGAATTGCTGATATGACCACAAATTCCGATACTGTTAAAAATACACTGGATGTTGTTTCGGTGTTTGCAACCGTAGGATCGTTTTTGGAAATGTTTACTCCTGTATTCGGTCTTATTGGTGCGGTTTGGACAGTGATGCGTATTGCTGAAATGATTGCAGGTAAACCCTTCTCTGAGTTGATTCGCAGGAAAAAAGATGCCGTCGACGAGTAAGAAGCAACACAATTTCATGGCGGCGGTGGCCAACAATCCATCGTTTGCTAAGAAGGTAGGCGTCCCACAGTCCGTGGGCAAAGAATTTTCTAACGCGGACAAGAACCGCAAATTTTCAAAAGGTGGTGATACTATGGCTTCTAATATGAAAAAAGGCGGCATGCCCATGAAAATGAAAGACGGCAAGAAAGTGCCTATCTTCATGAACAAAGGCGGTATGGCTGCATCCTCAATGGGTAAAGTTAAGACTGCGGCTCCTAGCAAAGACGGTGTTGCTGTCAAAGGCAAGACCAAAGGTACGCAGGTCAAAATGGCCGGTTCCGGTGTGCCTAATGGCATCGGTTCACGTGTAATGAAAAAGGGCGGCAAAACTTGCTGATCTAAGGAGTCCCAAATGAGTCCAGCAGAAAGAGAAGCTCGTCAAGAGCAAGCCGACCGCAAAATGCGGGCAGCGGCTGAGAAAGCCTATAACAAAGAAATGCCAGAGGCAGATACTACGTTTGGCAATCTTGGTCGTAAAGCTGCGGGCGCAGTAATGGCAGTTCCAGCAGGCATTTCAGGAGCAACGCTATTAGGTCTTCTACCCGGCAGCCCGGGAGTTGTTGACTCTGCTAAATACGGCGCTAAAACTATGTATCACACCGTCACTGGGGATAAAAAAGCCAATGACGAAGCTGAGAAAGAATATTTAGATGCTGCTAAACGCGAACAAAGTGTGGAACGAAAACGCAACACTGGTGAAAACACTAATGCGGCTGGCGATTCATACAAACGTGGTGGCAAAGTTTCTTCTGCCTCTAAGCGGGCTGACGGTATTGCTACCAAAGGCAAGACCCGTGGCACTATGATCACCATGAAAGGCGGCGGTTACGCCTGTTAAATTATGATGGCATCCCGTGGTATGGGCGCGATCCGCCCCTCAAAAATGCCCGGCGCTAAGACAAAAGCGCGGCGGGATGACACTGACTTTACCCAGTTCAAAGAGGGCGGTAAGGTAAAGTCTAAGGTGAACGAGGCTGGCAATTACACAAAGCCTAGCCTTCGTAAACGCATTTTTAACAGTGTAAAAGCTGCGGCAATCGTTGGTACTGGCGCAGGTCAGTGGAGCGCAAGAAAAGCACAAGTCATGGCTAAACGGTATAAAGCCGCTGGCGGAGGCTACCGAGATTGAAAGCCCCTCAAAAATCCCTTAAAGATTGGGGCGACCAAAAATGGAGAACCAAAAGTGGTAAAAAATCTTCTGACACTGGTGAAAGATACCTTCCAAGTGCTGCGATCAAAAGTCTCAGCCCTGCTGAGTACGCTGCGACGACCAAAGCCAAGCGGGCAGGAAAAGCCGCCGGAAAACAATTCGTAGCCCAACCCAAAACAATTGCAAAGAAAACAGCAGGGTATAGATAATGGCTAAGACCACCGGAACCACAGCCTTTGATCTCGACATGAACGACCTCATTGAGGAGGCGTTTGAACGTTGTGGTCAAGAACTTCGCACGGGTTACAACTTCCGCACTGCACGTCGGTCGTTGAACTTGCTGACGATTGAGTGGGCAAACCGTGGTCTGAACTTCTGGACTGTAGAACAGGGCCAGATTCCAATGGTGACGGGTCAAGCTATCTACCCCATGCCGGTAGACACAATCAATCTCCTAGACACCGTTGTGCGCCAAAGTAACGGCACATCTAACCAGATTGATATCAACATCAGCAGTATTTCCGAATCGACCTACATGAGTCTGCCAAACAAATTGGCACAAGGTCGCCCAATTCAATATTGGTTTAACCGCCAGTCTGGTCAAGAAAACCTGTCTACTGTTACTTTGAACGGCACTATCTCGTCTACAGCCACCACAATCACAGTGTCAAATGTGGCTAACTTAACGACCGCTGGGTTTATCAAAATTGACAACGAAACAATCAGTTACCCCAACGTAGACCCTGTAAACAATCAGTTGATTAACTGCGCTCGTGGGCAGAACGGTACAACCGCTGCGGCGCATACTACCGGCGCGGCTATAACGGTACAAAATTTGCCCGCTATTAACGTATGGCCTACACCTAATGCCCCCGGAGATCAGTACATGTTTGTGTACTACCGCATGCGCCGTATTCAGGACGCTGGCTCTGGTGTCAATGTGCAGGATATTCCATTCCGTTTTATTCCCTGTATGGTGGCAGGACTGGCTTATTTGTTGAGCATGAAGTTGCCAGATGTTGACCCCCAGCGTGTAATGGGTTTGAAGGCTGAGTATGAACAGCAGTGGGAATTGGCTCAGTCAGAAGACCGCGATACCTCTCCGTTGAGGTTTGTGCCAAGGAACTTGTTCTATGCCTAATCGGTTTGCTTCTGGTAAGCATGCAATTGCTGAATGCGACCGTTGTGCGCAGAGGTACATGCTCAAGGAATTAAAGACACAGGTAGTTAAGACTAAGCCATTTAAAGTCAAAGTTTGCCCGGCATGTTGGGATCCGGATCAGCCACAGTTGCAACTGGGTATGTATCCAGTTAATGATCCGCAAGCTGTGCGTGAGCCGCGTCCCGATGTGAGCTACCAAGTCTCTGGTCAAAGTGGTTTACAGATTTTGCTAACAGACAGCACCACGCAAGATGGGTTTGGTTATCCAGAACAAGGCAGTCGAGTTTTCCAGTGGGGGTACAACCCTGTTGGCGGCGCAAGCGGTTTTGATACACTTTTAACGCCAAATAACTTGGTGTTAACAATAGAACTTGGTACAGTTACGGTTACAGTTACATAAGGAGTCGATTATGGCTAAAAGCGATAGCAAAGAAGACATGAAGATGGACAAGTCACAAGACAAGGCCATGATTCAAAAAGCGTTTAAACAGCACGATGCCCAAGAGCACAAGGGCGGCAAAGGTACATCTTTGAAGCTGGCTAAAGGCGGCAAGACAAATGCTCAGATGAAAGCTCTGGGTCGTGGTTTGGCCAAAGTGGCTAACCAAAAGAAGTCTTCCTTTACATACAAAAAAGGTGGTTAATCATGGCTACATTTAGCAAAAAAATGATGGGTAAAGAAGTTGGTGATGCAGCGGTCTATGCGCCTCCACATAATATGAGTGGCGAAGCGGGTGTAGACATCAAAAACAGTGGCTATAACGGTGGTAACCGTTTGACCGCTAATGATGTAAATATGTCTGTTGGTAACATCAGTCGTGACCCATACAAAGAGCCAAAGACTTCTGGTATAAAAATTCGTGGTACTGGCGCGGCTACTAAAGGCGTGATAGCCCGAGGCCCAATGGCTTGATATGAATTACACTCAACTGTTCGATACTATTCAGTCGTATACGGAAAATAATTTTCCGGATTTTACTCTTGCCAGTGGTGGAATAGAAACGACTACCGAACAGATTAACAGGTTTATTGAACAAGCCGAACTTCGTATCTACAACACGGTTCAGTTCCCATCTATTCGCAAGAATATGACGGGTGTGGTATCTACCACCAGTACATACTTATCCGCACCTGATGACTATTTAGCCTCGTATTCGCTGGCTGTCATTGATGCAAGCGGTAACTATGAGTACTTGCTGAACAAAGATGTGAACTTTATCCGCCAAGCATACCCCAAAGCTACAGATACAGGACTTCCAAAGTATTACGCCTTGTTTGGCCCTACTGTTAACAGCAGCACAATTACAACTGAGTTGACGTTTATTCTTGGCCCCAAGCCCGACGCTAACTATACAGTTGAGTTGCACTATTACTACTACCCAGAGTCTATTGTGACTGCTGGTACATCATGGCTAGGTGACAACTTTGACACGGTGCTTTTGTATGGCTCACTGGTTGAGGCTTATACCTACATGAAGGGTGAGACAGATATGCTTGCTTTGTACGACGGCAAATACAAAGAAGCCCTTGCACAAGCTAAACGTTTGGGCGATGGTATGGAGCGTCAAGATGCTTACCGTTCTGGTCAATATAGACAGGCGGTGACCTGATGGCTTTTACAGGTAACTACTCCTGCAATACGTTGCGGACTGGGTTAATTAACAGCACGTTAATATTTGCAACGGACACGTTTAAATTGGCGTTATACACAAACTCAGCCACATTAAACCAATTGACTGCGGCTTATACGTCAGATGGTGAGACTTCTGGTGGTAACTATGTGGCTGGTGGTCAAGTAGTTACGGCAACGGTCAGTACGGCGCTTGGCTCAAACGGTAGTACTATTTATGTGTCGTTTTCAAGCCCAGCTTGGACTGGCGCAATCACCGCTCGTGGGGCGTTAATTTATGACGTGACTACTGGCGCGGCAATCTGTGTTTTAGATTTTGGAAATAATGTAACATCGACACAAACTTTTACCGTAACAATGCCCGCTGACACCAGCACGGCTGCACTTATTAGACTTGTTTAAAGGAGAAACTATGGCGATCGTAACCACAACAAAAGGCGAAATGGATGAATCTTTGCTTGAAAAAAGAGAAGGTTCATTGGATAATGACATTGAATACACCACTTGGACGGAGTATTGGCACGAAGGCGAACTTGTTCACCGTTCGGTTCATGTACGTTTAAAAACTTCACCCCCGCTGTTCGCTGAAGCAGCT